GACTACAACATCGGCGACCGTGGGACACGTTCCCTGCAGGAACTCAAGGAGCTGTTTGCGGGCAACGGCATGGTCGGCTTCGTTATGAAGGAGCGTGTGGACGGCAAACTCGTTCTTGAGGAAGCTGTGCAGACGCTCAAGATGAAGGGGTGATGTATGTTTGCGGCAAAGAGGGGAGGTGGTTTTATGCTTGTGCCGCTTACAGCAGTCAAGCAGTATTTGCGGATTGACGGCGATGAGGAGGATGATCTTCTCACACATTTTACGGAAACGGCAGAACAGATTTGTACTGCATTACTGCGTGTGAAGAAGCTGTCCAAGGTTGAAGATCAGGCAATCGTGCGTGTCGCGATGCTCTACGCCGTGTCCTATCTCTATGAACACCGAGAGGAAGCCGACCACAGAGGGCTTGCCTTGACACTGCGGTCGCTGCTCTTTGGGGTGAGGAAGGAGGTCTTTTAGGTGAGAGTGTCCATGAGTGAACTACGCCATCGGATTTCCATCCTGCGCCCCGTGATGGATACGGATGATGAGGGAAATATCCTCTCATCGTCTGTGCAGGAAGTCGGTAAAGCGTGGGCACTTGTTCTTCCATTTGCGGCGAAAATCTCTGACGGCTATGTGGAGAAGGTGCAGGAGGTGGATTATCGCATCGTCGTTCGTTACCGTGCGGATGTGCGCATGACGGATATTGTGGAGTGGAGTGGGAAGCGGCTCATACCTATTGCGCCACCGTATCCGCTCGGCGGGAAGAAACAGTGGCTTGTCATAGAATGCAGGGAGTTGGTGGAAGATGGCTAGATCCCGTGGATTCGTTTCTGCCGAGAAGATTCTCTTGGAACTCGGTGCGGAAGCGACGGCTGCAGCAAAGGAAGCCCTCGCGCATGGTGCTGACGATGTGGTCGCAGAGGCAAAGAACCGCTGTCCTGTCTATACGGGAACAGATAAACGTGTAGTGAAGGGCGCACTCCGTGACTCAATCCATAAGCGACTGCGCAGGAAGGACGGCTCTATTTGGAGGATTGCTGCAGATGCAGAGTCCAGTGATGGTGTATTTTACGGCGTGCTCGTTGAGTTTAGTCCAAGGATCAACAAGCCGTTTCTCTATCCCGCGCTCGATGCCAAGAAGGACGGTATCCGCTCTGCCATCGTGGATGCCGTCCGTATGGCAATACGGAGGCGGGGGAGATGAGCACGGCACGGATGGTGTATCAGGCACTTGTGCGTTCAAAGGAGCTGACGCAGTTTCTCGCACATGGGAAGAAGAGCATCTACCACGGGCGCAGCCCGGACGCGGGAACATATCCTATCATCGTCTATTCCGTTATTTCCGATGTTCCTGCACTATCGGTAGACGGTGCAGAACTGGAACGGCGTGTAACGGTGCGCATCCATATCCTGACGAAGGACGGACGCTTTCGTGCGATTCATCGTGCCGTGCAGAATGCGCTCCTGCCGCTCGGTTTTGTTCGTGCGCAGACACAGGAGCTTGTCGAGAAAGATATATTCGTGGAAATCATAGATTACAGAATAGCAATGGAGGGAGAATAAAATGCCAAGTCCAACACCAACAGCAAAACCCGCTGGGAATCTTACAAGCGGGCAGTTCATCAACATCCAGAAACTTCATATAGCCAAGATGCTTACCGACGAGGCGGGCGGCAGTGCGACCTACGAGAAGCCGATTCCTCTCGGCAAACTTCTCCGCAAGGTGGACATCAAGCCGCAGACGAATCAGGCGGAGCTTTTCGCGGACGGGCAGTCTGTGGATACGGCATCCAATACCGCATCCTACGATCTGACCTTTGACACTGCCGCGCTTCCTTTGGAATACACTGCTTACCTTCTGGGGCACAGTATCGAGAACGGCGTAATGAAGGCGGGCAAGGATGATGTCGCACCGTATTTCGCTGTGCTCTTCCAGTCGGACAAACGCAACGGGAAGAAGCGGTTCACCAAGTTCTACAAAGTTCAATTCACAGAACCCTCCGAGAGCGGAAACTCGAAGCAGGAGAGCATTCAGTTCGACACGCCGACACTGACGGCAAAAGCGATCTACCGTCTCTCGGACGGGCTGTCCTACGCCAAGGCAGATGAGGAGGCGGCGGGCTTTGCCGCTGAGACAGGATCGAAGTGGTACGAACAGGTCTGAGGGAGGACGCGATGGAAACACCAACACTGCATATTGTGGGCAGGGAGATTACGCCAAAACCTCCAAAGATGAAGGTCTGGCGCGAGTTCCTTGCCTTTTTTGATGCCGAGAAACAGGACATGGATCTCGAGACGTTCTTGGACGCACACGTCCGTCTGATTGTCCTTGGATTCGGCAGGGACGAAGTGACGCGGGAATCTGTGGAAGAGAATGTCGATGTTGCGGACATCGTGCCGCTAACGCGATCCCTTTTCCGATGGATTCAGTCGCTGACCTTCTCCAAACTGGTGAAACTCCCAAACGGGGAGGCGGGGAAAGAGGCGTAGTTCTTTCCCCGTACCAGAATTTACTGCGTTACTACGAGCGGCTGCAGTCCGCCTACGGGTGGACGATGTACGAGGTTGATTCGCATGAAATTGCATTTCTGCTCGATCAGCTTGTTGTGACGGCACTGTGGGAACAGCAGCAATGTGAACGCTATATTGACGACGTGATGTAGGGAGGAAGATGGAGTGGCAAAGCGCGGACAAAAGATTGATGAACTCTATCTCGACATCGGTCTCAACATCGCACAGTTGCAGCTGGACTTTGACACGGCGGGCAAAACCGTCTCGGATTCTATTGCACGCCTTAACAGCAAGGCAAACAACATCCATCTGAAACTGGATGCTGATCTTGCCAAGCTCGACGGTGTGGGTACGGAACTCGACAAGATCAAGGCTCGCCATCAGGCAATCAACCGAGAACTGGACATTCAGCGGCAGAAGGAACAGATTCTTGCGGCGGTGCTTCAATCCGCAAAAAAGAATGACGGCGTGGACAGCGCATCCTATCGCCGAGCGGAGAGCAATCTTCTGCGTCAGCAGAGAACGGTCGCCCAGACAGAAGCGGAAGTCCGAAAGCTCAACACGCGCCTCAAGGAGAGCGCGGTTCTCTCCGGCACGCTCGGTGGGCGCATTTCCGCAGGAATGACGGCGGCACAGGCAGGTGTCAGGAATCTCACGAGTGGATTCAACGTCCTCTCTGCAAAGATGGCTGCCGTTATGGCTGTTGCGGCAACAGGTGCAGGACTATTCAACATTACGAAAGACGCGATGCTTGCTGGGGAGAATGTCTACAAGCTCACACAGCGGCTTCATGTGTCCGCGAGTGAGGCGGCAACGCTCAATCGGGTGTTTCAGCTTGCGGATACGGATATCAAGAGCGTCATACCTCTGATCGCTCGTCTTGACAAACAGGTATCTGCGGCAGGTAATAGCGGTAACGATACCACACGCGCACTCTCGCGCTTTGGCATCGCACTCAAAGATCAGCAGGGGAATCTCCTGCCGCTCAATGAGCAGCTCGCGCAGCTTGCCAAGGGATACAAGACCGCAAGCGAGGCGGGGATGGAGGAAGCATATACCGCCGAGGTCCTCGGAGCGCGTGGTGCGGCACTTATCCCGATTCTCGAACAGTATGACGATCTGATGACCATTTCCTCGCGCGTCAAAACGACGGGACTGCTCGACCCGGCACAGGCGCATGAGACGTATCTCAAATGGCGTGCGATGGAGATGGAAGCGGGACAGCTGAAACTTGCCCTCGGTGCGGCTCTGCTTCCTGCCGCCGAAGAACTAATGCCCGAGATCAACGATGGTTTCCAGACTTTCATCGAGACGATTCGGGACAACAAGGACGAGATCAAGGATGCCGTACTCGGATGGGGCAAGGCACTCAAGACCGTCGCGGAGCTTGCGGGCTTTGTCGGAGAACAGATTCACAAGGTCAATGAGCACTCTGAGGCAAATTCGTGGCTCATAAAGAATCATCCCGTGGCATCTCCGCTGATTGCGATCCCGTTCCTTGGCGGTACCGTCCTCGACGCGCTCTATGGCGATGAGTACAAGAAATACCAAGAGGGACAAAAACTCGCGAAGGAGAAAGCTGCTGCAGAGGAGAAGGCGCGTGCCGAGGCGGAGAAGAATGCCAAGGCGCAGGAGCAGAATGCCAAAGCTGCGAAAATCCGTGCGGCGGCAGAGAAAGATTCCGCAAAAACGGTCAGCGAGTCTGCAAAGGCGACCGCACAGCTAACGGACAATTTATATACACTGACACACACAGATATTCAGAACAGTATTCACGATCTGGATCGTGAATCCCTCGATTTCTTCCGGAAGGGCGCAGATCCGCATCTGATCGACGAATACCGTCTGGCAAAGGAAGCGAAGATTTATTCCGACTTTCAGCAGGATGTTGTGGATAAGGCGAATGCGCTCTACAAGACGGATTTGCAAAATAAACTGGACTCAATCGCCCGTGAAGCTGATGCCTTTCGTCAGAAGGGCTTGGACGAGGTACAGGCGCAGAACTGGCTCAGCGAGAGCAAGGCGCGGGTGATGGAACAGTGGGAGCGGGACGTTGCATCCAATATAGACTCGATCTGGAAGACCGAACTTGAGAATCGTCTTGCTGAAATTGAGCGCGAGAAGGATGCGTGGGTCCAGAAAGGGCTGGATGAGGTCGAGGCGACGCGGTGGGCAGAGAAGCAGAAACTCGATGCCAAGCGCAACGCCGCCTTGGAAGTTCTGCGCTCCCAGAAAGAGGAGCTGAAGGTATTCAAGCAGTCTGGGCAGGTCGGGCTGATGGAGTATCTTCGAAAAAAGAACAAATTTACGGCAGAGGACTTGGGGCTGACACCGGAACTGCTTCAACAGTTCCAGTCCGGGCGTAAATGGGCGATGGAGAATCTCCTGCCGAATTTTGCTCCCGAGAAGCGTGAGGACAGTTCCCACATCCGTGTCAACGGGCAGGAGTTCTCGTATGCACAGATGATGGTGGGGCTTGGACAACAGGCGCAGATCGTGCAGGGAGGGGGACAAAATGTCGCTTCTTCCTCCAATGGTACTCAGTCCGCGCCATCCATGACGGACAATCGGCAGATTCACATACAGGTACAAATCGAGAACGCCGTTACGGAGGATAACGAGGGAATGCGTATGCTTGCCGACCATGTCGCCGACCGCATCCGTCCTGCCGTTGAAAATGCCCTTGGAGGTGATTCCAATTCATATTCACATTGGTGAGGTTAAAACACTGAGTGTCGAGAACTGGCAGATCGTTCCTGATGACCGTCAGCAGCTCTTGGAGATCGTCGGCGGTGTGGTCGTGCAGGATTTCGGTCATATCGCAGAGGGCGACCGCATTTCCTGCGCCGTTGTTGTGACTGCCGTCGATTGGGAGAAAATCAAGGGCTATTGGGACAGCCGAACGATGGTGTCCGTGACGGATGAGAGCGGGAGCGTCCTGCCCTTGATGCGTGTTGTGGTGAAATCCTACGAGTATATGGCGCATTTCCCGAAGGTCTATAAGGTTTCACTGGAATTTTGGAGGGTGTGAAAATGGCAGAACTGCTGCATATCTATATGAACAATCCGACCGAGGGCGGTAAGGACGGAACGGAGGTCAGCTCCGGGACGGAACTTGCACCGATCTCCGTTTTGCTCGATGCGGGTAAGGGCGAGCAGAAAGCCGTCAAATGTGCAGTACGCTGCGAGAGTGGCTTCCATATCGACGGAGCCTTGACGGTCAAATTCGTCGGTGATCATGCGGACAAGTGGAAAGCCGCGACGGATAACAAATACACTGCCGAAACGGCATTGGAGTCTGCCGAGTGGAAAGACAGTATCTCATTATCCAATGTTGCTGATAAGAATACCGTATTCTGGGTCAAGGCAATCAGCACGGCGGACGAGAAGCCGCAACAGGATACGAGCGTGGACATTCAAGCAGAGGGGCTTTTGGTGTCGGACTGAGGAGGTTCGTATGGCATTCAAATACATCAATCCTGGCTATGCAGAGCTGCTATCAGTCAAAGACGGTGGAACGGTCATCGGGGAGCAGTACAGCAAGACAGGCGTATCCTTCTGGCAGCCGACCTACTACAAGGGACTCAACCTTTCCGAGGTGCCGCCGGAGCTTTATGGCAGATTTGATATGTACATCAAGGACACAGAACAAGGGGGCAATGCCAAACTTTCATTTGCAATCGGCGGCTACAAAATAATTGAAGCAGAGAAATTCTGGAGCACATGGAAGATTCGTGGGAGCAACAACAACGAGATGCTCGTTACAGGCGATGCTGTTCGTGTCAAAGAAATCTGTACTGTGTGGTTTCACATCAAGCCGGGAGAGGAAGGTAACGGTGTCTTTCATGCCATAATAGACGAACGTGAGGTTTGCAATATACAGAATGCGTATGTTGGTTATCTCACGAACTCGGATGCGAAAACTATCGCCATTCTCACGAAGAATGACGACATCCTTATCTCAAATCTCATCCTCTCAGATGAGGAAATCAGCCCGAGCGAACAGGTCATTACGCTTCCTGTCAAGGAAACGCAAACAAGTATGACCGACTACGGCGATGGAAGCTATGAGGCGACGGCGGCAGGTCAAGAACTTTTGCAATCTGTGGATATTGCCGCCTTGTCCACGCAGTATGGTGCGGATTCGCGTGTGACGGGGATTTCTCTTCTCGGGAATCCTGCCTACCGCACGGCAGAAGGACTGTGCGCTTTGACGGCTATTGAAAAGAGCGGTGGGAATGTCACCGAATACGGGAGACACGTTGTCGAGCAGAATCCGACTTCCGTTGTTATGGACGGACGCAAGACCTCGCTGCGCATCTCGGAACTCTCAGATCGGCAGTTCGGATGGAGAGCGGGAACATGAGCATCAAGCTGAAGCCTGGTATCTGTATTGTGTGGCTGCCGATGGGGCGCGTTCATATCAAGTCTGTCATATATGCCACGGTGATTCCCGTATTCCGTCAATCCGTGAAGGTGCGTGGAGATACGTCACGCACTCTCAACGCATCCATCTCCTCTCATGCAGATACCCTGCGCGATATTCGGATCGTCAAGAAAATCACGGTAACGGGTGACACACAGCGACGTATCGGTCGCTGTGGTACGGCTCTCGCAGATACGAAGCGTACTCTTGTCAAAAAGTCGCGGATTCTTGCAGATACGAGAATTGAGATACCGCATACAATCAGATATGCAGAGTTTAGAGAGCATGGGATTCGCTCGTTCTCTGTGACGCTCGGCGAACTCAGTCTCTCGGATAACATTCAACTCGAAACGGTGAATCCTCTCCCCATCGGCGCGAACGTCCAAGGGCGTGTGATGGACTATGCTTTCCGCTTTCTCGTCGAGGAAACAAGTCAGCACGGCATCGTGCAATCCGTCAAGGGAACGTATAGCAGGGATGTGTTGCTCTACACACCCATCCATATCTACGTGGAGCGGGCAAAAGTCTCGCGCTATGCGGCGGAGATTGCGGCGGCGCTCGGGCTTCAGCTTCATCGTCTGACGGACGACTTTACACCGTCGCAGAACTTTGAGGGCAGCGGGATGACGTACCATGATTTCATCTCCGCACTATTCGGGTGGACGGCAAAACTCCCGCAGCGTCAGATCAACGTCTTTATTCGTGGCGATACGCTCCATATCATTCAGCGCGGGATGGAGGAATCCGTCATCGACATCACAAACTGGCCGCACGCACAGCCGACGATAGAGCGGAAACTCGTTCGTTCCGTCTGGCACAGCTCTCACAACGATTCCACCGGAGCGCACAACGAGGAGGACACCGTGCCCGTTCCTTTCAGCGGCACGATTTCATTCAGAGAAATCAGCAGAACCTACTCCAACGGTTTTCTTGTCCGTGAGACGAACGAAAACGGCTACAGCACCTATTCCTATGACGGGGAGTATCTCGCCGAAAAGCGCACGCACAATGTGGACGGCTCCACAAGCCGCACGGATTACGCATACGCCTCTACAGGGCGTGATGTGTATCTCTTCAAGGAATGGGAGCGTACAACAGAGGCGGTCAATGACGGGAAAAAGCATACGGAATATGACTGGGAGGATTGGAGTCGCGGGAAGGGGACAGAGCGCATCACCTACCACGCACCGCTCGGCTACGGATGGTATGCGACCACCGTCTATGTCGATGGCGTGCTTGAAGGAAGCTCGTTGTCGCAGGGAAAGCCCGGCGGCAAGGCGAGTCAGTTCACCGTCGAGCAGTCAAATCTGAGCCTTGGCGCTCATTACGCCAGTGACGATACGTTGCCGTATTCTTCTCTCATCGACACCGAGTTTCCCGTTGTGGGCGCAGAATATTTACGGATGCTGACGAGAGAGATCGAATGGCTCAACCGCAAAACGCAGGAGACGGTCACAGTGGAGATTCGTGCGCGGATTCAAAACGGCGTTCCCGACATTGACCACATCGTCGATTTCACCGAGCGCATCCGCTTCGAGGGGCACGAATACTTCTTGCAGTCGAACACGGTGGAACTTACGCCGCGCCTCCTGCGGCAGACGATCAAGATGGTGAGGTGGTACGGATGAACGGTGTCATGGGGCTTGCGGCGGCAATCCAAGCAGGACTGCAAAATGGACAATCTCAGGAATCTCGCGCACAGCGCGGCAGGATTCAGAATGGGCGTGTTCATATCGGGGAGCGGTCGTATCCCTTCCGTGCGGCAGTGGACTGCAACACCAGTGACGGCAGTCTTGTGTGGGTACAGATTTCAAAGGGCGGCACAGCCGTTATCGTGGGAGCGTGAGACGATGCACAGAGCTAGAGTGAAAGCTGTGAGCGGAAATAAAGTGCTTGCTGACGGATTGTGGCTTACCTGCATTGGAAATCGCTCCGTTCGGGAAGGAGAGTGGATCTGGACGGATGGTCGCTGCGTCTACGGGCATGAATCCGAAGGAGACAGCACCTATGTTCCGACGAATGTCCTTTCCGGCATACCTCTCCTCCAAATAAAGTGGAAGGATCATAAAAACCAGATGCTCCATTTGTACTACGCAAAAGGAAAGATTCATCCGCTCGGCTTTTCCAAAGAGGATATATGGATGGTCAACAGCAGTCGCTACTTTGCGTATGTCTCAGGCTATGGAATGCTCGATGCCGAAATGGACGAGCAGGGAAATCTCTATACCCTCGAAGCCGTGAATGTCCTCGTGTTCCCGCTCATCGGGGCAGATCAGCGTAACAGTGTTCTTTCTGTCAAATGCAACGGAGAGGTCATCGCCTCCTACGATCTTGTGCCGATGTTTGGTGCTCCCGCCGTATCCGGTCCCACTGACCTCTATAGCTGCCAAACAGTAGGAGGACGGGTGGATAAAACAGGAAAATTCAAAGTGATGATATGGCACTCCATATCAGAGCATGGGGGAGATGGAAGCCATGTCAGCACAGACCGTTATGTGTTCTTCGACGGCAGCAATCTTGAGCCTTGGATGGAGAAAAGCAAAACAACGTCAAGAGATTCTGTGACAGGGGAATCCCATACTTCGGAAACCAAATGGAGCGCACCGGATTACAGCATCCGCTATCCTCTCCATGACGGCATGTATATGCGCTTTCCTGCAAATCTTGACTATCTTATCTCTGGGAAAAAGTACATTTCAAAGATTTACAGTGCAAAGGATGAGCTGCTCATGGAACTGGAAACGAATCCGACTGCCCGTACAAGTCTCTGCCCTCTCGGACAGGGGAAATATCTGGTCAGCACGGGATCGCCATTATATTTATGGAAAGACGGTCAGCTTACAGAGCTTATGCGCGGATGCTACAACTACCGTCTGCGCAGGATGAGCAATCTCAATAAATGGAAAAAGGCAGGAGGTATTTGATATGGATCAGATTTTGACGATACGTCTCTATGCGGCGGGCATCGGCATCGTGGTCGGAGAGTTCCTCGGCAGCTTTGACGATCTGCTCTATGCCCTCGTTGTGTTTGTGGCAACGGATTACATTACAGGTGTTCTCCGTGCGATTGTGGAAAAGAAACTGTCGAGTGCGATCGGCTTCAAGGGAATCTGCAAGAAGGTCTGCATCTTCACCCTTGTGGGCGTGGCGAATGTCCTCGATACCCACATCATCGGCAGCGGCTGCGTCCTACGCTCTGCCGTGATCTTCTTCTACATCTCGAACGAAGGAATCTCGATCATCGAGAACGCAGCACGGATGGGGCTTCCCGTTCCGCAGAAATTGCAGGATATGATGTACAGCCTTAAAAATCAGTAGGATACATAACAACCTCAACGCCCGGCGAATGATCGTCGGGTTATTTTTTTACTTTTTGGGTGACCACAAGAGCCGGTTTTGTCCGTTGTTCCATGAAGGGAGATGTTGAGATGAGCAAGGAAGAAGGGCTTCGGGAAATGACGTATCAGGTGGTAATGCGCACTTCATGGAAAATGCTTCAGAGCGGACTTTTGTCAGAGGACGAGTATCTTGCGTTTGAAGCGAAAATGCGCGAGAAATATCGCCCCGTCATAGGGCTTCTATTTTCAGATATTGACTTGCTATCGTGCGGATAGTACGGGACCATGGGAGTGGAAAATTAATCATTTACGGGTGATCGGTTTTTGTCGGAGCGGCATTATACTATTCTTTGTCATGAGAGCAACTTTTACATATTAGCTTGCTCCTTGATATTCTGCTCTACATAGTAATGTCGCTCAAGGAAAGAAATCTTATGATCACTGAAAAGTGAAATGGGTTCTTCCTTATATCTTATGTTTCTGCGCAGATTCTCAAGGGGAGAGGGAGAAAAGAGGAGAGACTTGAACCGTGCGGTAAAATCGAGTTCATTCTCATAAAATTTTGTTTCTTTTACCGTTTTCACCTGTTCACCTTCGATAACCTTCAGACACATGGGAGAATTGGTAAGGATATTATAAAACAGATTTATGTCTACTACAGGAATTTCCTTAGTGTTGAAACCAGCGTATAGCGGATAGTTTGTTATGACAACGGGGATTATCTCCTTTTGCTCAACCATAGGATATATTTTCAGCAACTCGTGACGATGCTCAGCAATGAAGCGACTTTTTATTTCAGCCTGTTTTATCCCTTTATGTAATTCCTTGAAAGCATTGTGCCAACCAATGCTGCTCATAGGATAGGACAGTGCCTTCAGTTCTCCCACCACAATGTAATCTTTCAGCACCAACACCAAATCTATTTCCTGTACTCCTCCTTCGACTTCATATTTCGTTCTTTCATCAATAAGTGCACCTGCCAGCACGCCTCCACTCCCCTTCCTCAGGCGTTCTTTGCAATGTCGCTCAAATTCATGACCACGACCAGATAGTGGGAGACCGCAATCTTCTAGCCATCCTTCTGTCAATTGGCATATATTGCAACATTGGAGGGGAAATACCGCAAAATAATAATATCCGTCAAGATAAATGAACATTTTTTGCCAAGAGTTGAAACGTCCATAGACATCTTTTTCCGATTTCTGATTGACTATCAATTCCAGAAAACGCTTTATTTGACGTTTCTGAAACCGCGTTGTTCCCGTTAGGTAATCTATCAAGGCGTTTTCCTTTATCCTATATCCGTATTCTGCTAGGTGATGAAGCTGATCATTTGGGATAGCTCCATTCTGAGGATAGTATTTTAGCAAGCTCTCGGTCAGAGCTTGTAGCCTAGCAAATAACATAGCCGCCCCATAGATGTTCATTCTGTATAAGCGATCAATGGGCTTATCATAATGAGCAAAAAATAGGTTTGCCTGCATAGCATAGAACCGTCCGCCCATTTCATCAATCATTTCCTGGCTAATGGGGTGGGGAAATGAGCCTTGCTTAAGAATAATTTCCCCATTCTTTACATCAACAATCCGATATGTCTTATTCTGTTTTTCCTTGCTTCTGCTTTTTTCTTGATACACAAATCGTGCCATTTTCATTATCTCTGGCGCACCTATAGGCTCTTCCTCTATAAAGCGTCTGGTTCGTAGCAAGCCTATACATTTTTTGATGGGATAATCTTCTTGATAAAGGATCTGATACTGACCTTTAATTTCGTCGGAAGGTTTCAGATAGGCATTCTCCCAAATTATTTTATCAAAAATTTCTTTGATGACTATGTAATGGCTAGTTAAGGCATATACTTCCTTAATTTGGGCAGAGTCAAATTCTAGACCAGATACTTCCTCCTGAGGGAAGTATCTGTAAAAGCTCATAATGCAATCAATGTCGTCAATAGTGGTTTCTAAAGCTGCTACGCCAAGGAGCTTATTGCCAAATACTGAGTCTATAGGGATATTTCTAAGATCCTGCAAATACACATGGGTTTTTCTCTCCAAATGGTGCGACAGGATTTTAAAGAAGGTTATGAACTCGCGATTAGCCAAGGCTAATAAATATTGATTCAAAGTAGATGAGGTAAATTTGTATTTTCCTTGTAATTTTTTTAAGTACGCATAGTAAGTCTTGTAGTATTGATGAAAATGAGGAAGTAGGATAAGCAAATGCTTATCCTCTGTTGAAAGAGGAACGCTTGTTTCTCTAGCGTAGATCTGAATCTTTTTGTAGTCGAACTTGTCATTGAAAGGTTTGAAGAAATTTTCACTCTGTATATTCATTATCAGGGAACGAGTGATAATTTTTGACCAATTCATGAATATTCCTCCTGGGTGTCAATGATTTTCTTTCTTAGTATAGCATAAAACTACTTAAGTACAGATAGAATTCATATGTAAATTCATGGTTTTTGAATCGATGGATTGATGTGTATGATACAAGATTGAAAATCAAATAGTAGATGTGATGCATAATGAAAAGAACTGGTTGTGAGGGCTTGATGGGAAATGTTGCAAAACGGGCTTTTGTCGGAGGACGAATATACGGCTTTCGAGGCAAAAATGCGCGAGAAATATCGACCCGTCATCGGGCTTCTATTTTCAGATATTGGCTTGCTATCGTGCGGATAGTACGGGAATATGGGAGTGGAAAGGAGGGAGCACCATGAAGATACGACGGGTTCAACCAAGCCCTATATTGCAGAAAAAGCTGCGTGTGGCTGCCTACGCCCGCGTTTCTGTGGATACGCTCCACCACTCTCTAGCGGCACAGGTCAGTTACTACAGCAGTCTCATCCAAAAGAATCCCACATGGGAATACGCCGGCGTGTACGCAGACGAAGGAATCACAGGCACAAGTACCGCACATCGGACGGAGTTCAAGCGGCTGATCGCGGACTGCAACGCCGGGAAGATCGATTTGGTGCTTGTCAAAAGCATCAGCCGTTTTGCCAGAGATACCGTAGATTGCCTTCATACCGTCCGACAGTTGAAAGAGAAGGGGATCGCCGTCCACTTCGAGCGTGAGAACATTGATTCCACATCCGAGGACGGAGAGCTGCTCTTGACGCTGCTCGCATCCTTTGCCCAAGAGGAGAGCAGAAGCATCGGCGACAATATCCGATGGGGCGTGCGGAGACGCTTTGCCGAGGGGATTCCGAATGGGCATAAAGCACCGTACGGCTACACATGGGATGGAGAGATGTTCCGCATTATCCAAGCAGAGGGCGAGATCGTCAAGGAGATATTCCGTAGATACCTTGCCGGAGAATCTGCCTACGCTATCGCCAAGACACTTGCGGGGCGCGGAATCACAGGACGGCAGGGGAGACCCATCGAGCAGACCACGGTAAAGGACATCCTCTCAAATTGCTCCTACACGGGCACGATGGCGTTGCAGAAGAACTACATCAGCGAGGGACATATCCGCAAGCGGAATAAAGGGGAACTTCCCATGTATCTGGTGG